AGCTCGCGGCCGGCCCAGCGGGCGAGCATCGAGGACAGGTCGAAGGCGGAGTCAGACAGCAGCTCCGTCGAGACCTGGGTGACGTAGCCCCGCTTGCTCACCGTCGAGTTGACCGAGGAGAAGGTGGGGTCGGACTCGGAGATGGCGGTCGCCTCGGTGGCGGCACCCACGGTCGAGTAGGCGGTGACCCGCGGGAGCACGATCGTGTTCCCGGAGTCGGTCTCGAGCAGGTCGACACCGGCCTGGAGGATGCCCGCCGACTCGACGGCGTACTCCCACAGCTGCGACCGGAACCCCTGCGGGATGGTGCCGGCGCCCGAAGAGAGCGTGTTGTCACGCGTCTCCCGGGTGACGCCACGCATCTCGAAGGCGTCCTCGCCGCGGGTGCGGCCCCAGGCGCGGAACTTCTCGGCGTCGGACGGGGTGTGCTCGGCGCTCGTGGACGCGGCAGAGGCCACGGCCTCGTACCTGGCCCGCATCTCCTCGGCCTGCGCGTTGCGCTTCTCGAGGTTGTCCTCCTCGGACAGGCGCTTGTCGAGGGCAGCGATGGCCTCCATGTGGCCGTCCCAGGTCTTCTGGGCGTCGGCGGAGAGGTCGCGGCCTTCCTTCTCGGCGGTCTCGTTGAGAGCCCGGGCCTGCTCGAGGATGTTGGCCCGCTCCTCGAGGAGACCCTTGATGATGTTGGTCGACATCAGGGGTTGTCCTTTCGTGGACATGGTGAGGACCCCGGCCAGCGGGTTACTGGCGGGGTTGGGTGGGAGCGGGGTTAGCCCAAGTCCCGGGGGGTGCGCTCCAGAAGGTCCAGAGCGCGACGACGAGCAGCGAGACGGGAGCGGATGTCGTCCAAGTCCCTGGTGTCCAGCTCGTCGAGAATGAGGGTACTGAGGGTGCCGTCAGCGGCGGCGGCGGCCACGAGCGCCGGGTCGATGCCCTTGGCGGTGGCGAGGGCACGGAAAGCGCGGCCGGCGAGCCCGGAGTCGGAGTCGTCGTAGGCCGGGTAGGTCACGGGGGACACGTCGCCGTCGTGGATGCTGACAGCGGTCAGGGTTCGCTTCGGGAAGCCCTCGGGGGTCATGCCCCACTCTTCGCCCACGACGTAGAACCCGAACGATGACTGCGTGATGTCCTTGCGCTCCATGCTGACGGCGAGGTCGCGGGCGTAGGTGGTGTCGGGGGCGTCGATCTCGTAGGCCAGGCCGACGTTGTCGGTCGAGACGCGCAGGGTGCCGGACCGGGTGCGGCCGAGGAGGAGGGTCGGCTCGTGGTTGATGAGTGCCCGGACGTCGGGGTTGTCGCCCAAGGTGCGGTCGAACGCAGTGGGTGCGACCTCCTCGACGAAGCCACCCAGGTTCTTGCTCAGCCGGTTGAACGTCGCAGCGTGGCCCTCGATGACGTACTTGGTGCCACCGGTGCCGTCCTGCTTGGCGCGCACCTCGAACTCGGTCGGCGCGCAACGTCGCTCACTGGTTGCCATTGGGTCCTCCGGGGGGAGTGGTGGTGTTCGTCGCCTTGAGTGGGGTGTAGTCCTGGCCGGCGCCGTCAGGGAGTGGGGAGAGGTCCTCGAGAGCGCGGAGCTCGTCGATGTTGTAGAGCCCGATCTGACGGTCGATGAGGTACATCTCGTGGCGTGTCTTCGGGTCGGACCGCAGGAGCGCGTTGACGTTGATGCGCGCCGTCTGAGGCCGGGCGATGCTGCGCGTCCAGAAGTTGTTGAACTTCGTCACCCACGGGTCGGCCGTGTAGGTGAGCAGGTCGAGCGACCGGTCGACGCGGTTGCTGTAGGTCAGGGACGATCCGGAAACCTGGTAGCCGAGCACCTCGGCGACACCCGGCCCGTACATGCGGGCGATCGCGGCGTCGGAGTACCCCATCGAGTTGACGAAGTCCGCCTCCGAGGGGTTCACCTGGAGCGGCTGGTAGGACCATCCGGATCCGACCACCAGGGGCTCACGCTTGCCGCGGATCGCGGCCGACACGCGGGCCTTGATGGTGGCGGCCTGCTCGTCCGGGATCGTCTGGACGTCCTTGTTCATGAACACGGCCGACGGGTGACCTCCGCCACCGTAGAACCCGGCGCCGTAGCCCTGAGCTGCCAGCGAGATCCCCAGCGTCTCCGCTCGGTACTGCACTGGGGACAGGCCGATCGCGGAGCCCGGCTTCGTGAAGGCCCGCAGGTGGACGATGTCCGTCGACGGCACCTCGACATGCTTGACCTTGTACGTCGGTGCACGCAGAGACGACTTCTGCTCCACCGTCACGTCGTCAGGGTTCAGCCACTCCACCGTCTGGGGCAGCTGGCCCGCTCCGCGCGCGAGGACCATGCCGTAGGCGTTGCCTCTCAGGAGCAGCGACACCATGGCCTGATACACCCAGTCCTGACGCTCCACAATCAGCGACGGCGACTGGACGAACTGCGGCAGGGGCGAGACGGGCGTCTTGTCCGTACCGACGCCGCGGAACACGTCGATTGGAAGGTTCGAGATGAGCGACGCCAGCAGGTGAACCGATGACCACATGGCGTCGACCTTCAGCGCCCTGTCGGCCGTGACCGTCTCGCCGGCCTTCGTCTTGCCGCTGCCGTCGAGGCCGCGGATCCACTCGGCAGGGTCGATGGCGCGGGACTCGGTGGCGGCCGGCCGCGCGAAGAACAGACTCACGAAGCAGCCTTCCTCGACGCCGCCAGTGCGGCCAGGCCGACCACGGCGAGCGGGAGCGGGGGCCACACAAACCAGGCGAACACGGCCAAGCAGGACACGGCCAGGAGGTCGAGCAGTGTCGACAGCATCAAGCCTCCTAGCGGAATGAGTCGAGAACGTCGTACTTGGTGGCCACCGAAGCGCCCCACAGGGCGAGAGCCGCGGCGACGATTCCGTCGATGTCCCCGGCGGAGACGCGGTGGCCGAACACGCGGCGCGCGTCGCCGACCGGTCTCCACCGTGCGGACTCGACATGCTCGGTCAAGGTCTGGTTGTTGGGATGGATGATCCGCTTGTCGCGGACCCGGTCGAAGATGTCGGAGCAGGCGGCCACGTAGTCGTCGAGCGATGCCTCCACGACGGTCCCGCCGTCGTCCCGGATTGCCTGGGCGAGCTTCTTCCCCGTGTTCGATCCCGTGTCGACGATGACCGGGATCCGGTAGGCCTTGCTGATGCGGGCCGCTTCGCCGGCCAGCCAGTCCGTGCCCTCGCGGCGCTGGTTGAGCGACACCAGGGGGATGTCGTCGACCATGCCGCACGTGCCGATGGAGGCGAACTCGCGGTCCCGGGAGATGGACACCCCGATAGCCAGCGGGTCCGGGAACGCCTCGACGGCCTGGCCACATCCGGCCCAGTTGCCGAGCGCGGTCTCTTCGCCCTCGCGGGGCTTGCGCTGCCACTGGTTGAGGTAGGCGCGGCGGAAGTCGGCGAGCTTGTTCTCCCGGACGGCCTTCTCGTACAGCCCCCGCACCGTCTTGATCGCCACCGTGTGCTGCCTGCACCCAGGCGGGCAGTCGGGCCGGTGCAGGGCCGGCATGCACGCCAGCCACGTCTCGACCGCGCCCGGGTCCGCGTCCTCCGGCGCCGACCACTCGAAGAACGCGGTCCCGTGCCGGACATCCTGCTCGACGAGCTTCCGGCCGGCCTGGACCTTGCCGAGTAGGTACGGAGAGGCGTCCTCCCACCCAGCGGTCGACACTGAGCCGAGCTGATGGTTGGCCCTGGTGATCATGGCCGGCTCGAAGGCCTGCTCCATGCGGTTGTCGGGCTGGCTGAACGCCTCGTCGATGTAGGCCTCGTCGAGGATGTCACCGTGGCCGGCCTTCTCGGTGACCGCCTCGACCGCGAACAGTGACCCGTTCGGGTAGCGGATGTCGACCTTCGAGTTGCCGGTGCGGGCCCTGGCCTTGATCTTGGAGGCGCCGTACTTGATCGCCCGGGCGTAGTCGCGCTCGAACTTGTCGACGGCCTTCAGCTTCGTCTGCGCGGCATAGGCGATCTGCTGGTTGCCGCCGAAGAACTTCGTAGCCAGGCACCGGTGGGACGCCTTCGCCAGGATCAGGATGGACTTGCCGGACTGCCGCGGCACGAGGAGCGTCCAGTCGGTGTAGACCAGCTCGCCAGTGTCCGGGTCCAGCTCGAGCAGCACGTCCACCACGTGCTGCTGCCACTCCATGAGCGGCTTGCCGAGCATCGCCGCGACCATGCCGACGGCGGGGCCGAGGGTGGCGCGGTCAGGTGACCGCGGTGTCCCGAACCGTGGCGGGCAGGCGATGG